GTAATTAATCTTCTATATCTCGTAGTTATCTCATTAGCTTGCTTTAATGTTTTTTCACTAGCTTCAATATCTTTGTTAATAGCTAATTCATCACCATGAGTAAGTAATTTAAATTTGATTTGAGTTTTTGAAACAGGTAAAGTGAAATCGTATTCATTTTTTCTATTCAAAATAGATTCATCTACTTCTTTGATTTTTATCTTAGATAAATCAACTGTATATTCAACAGGTTCATTTTCAACCGGGTCGTTAATTGTAACCGCATAATCAGGACCAAATGCTAAAACTCTGGATGTAATTAAAATCGCATTCTTATCACCAACTAACAAATCATTTACATTAACTCCCGCTTCAACTACAACTGATTCCAATAATTTATCTAAATGTATTCCTTTTTTAATCAAATTTGTAGATGTAAGAATATCCTCTTCTTTAGCAGTCATCAATTTAATTGTGATTTCTCCTTTAGCAAGTGGGTGATTTTCAGGATAACATAAACCTTTTGATGGTAATGAGATAACCTCTGTTGGGAATGGGTAATTTTTTTGTGTATGTTGTTGACCCAATCCTCTTGTAACTTGTTGTTCTAATTTTTCTTCCATAATAATAACTTTGTGTTTGTATATAAGTATATATAAAACAAAAAAGTGGTGAGGAATATTCCCCACCACTTTACAATTAACATTATGAAAAATTTAATACCAATCTTTAAATTCGTAATAGTCCAAATTAGCATATACTTTGATGATTTTATCACCATTTTTATGTGCATTATTCAAATATTCAAAGTATTCCTCCTCACTATGTGCAGGGAAATCAATATGCCAACCTTCGGAAGTAATAACTTCGATACGAACATTTTTATATGCCTCAATATAACCACTCACCTTTGCTGAACGATATTCATCGGTTTTCTTAAATGTAAACTCAAACGAAGATAGTTCATTCATCTCTTTAATAACTTCTGCTTCCATCTCTAAACGGTCAGCAAGAACTTCAACATCATAAGATTCGTATAACATAATTTTAAATTTTAAGGTTTAATAATCATACTCCATATCCAACTGGCGTTGAAACAACTCTGCCTTTGCCAGGTCGTACTTCACCATACTAATCAAATCCTTCTCCCACATCTGAATATTCAACTCCCACGCACTAATTCCCAAATGGAGAGCTCTACTCTCTATGAAATTACAATACTCATTAACACTCATACCACGCACATCAATTAGTTCCATATTTTTATTTGTTTTATCTTTAACTCTTATTACATAGTAAAGGTAATACATTTTACATTAAAAGTCAAGTCTTTTATAAAATATTTTTTAAATTTAGAATGGTTCTAAATAAGACATAAAAAAAAGAGGATGTATTTCTACACCCTCTTTTACTTATTTTAAAGTTTACAATTAGAGATTAGTACTCAAGGATTGCGTAATCATAAGTTAGAGTTAATTCTATTGATAATGGGTCATTTGAAGCCCAATCTAATTCACCAAAGTTTGCTGAAGAAATGAATGCTCCTTTTAAAGTCCATTGTTCTACCTTATCACCTACTGGTCCTAATAAGTAAAATGTGATATCCTTCTTATAGAAAGCTGCATATCCATCTCTACCTGTGATTGATTCATGTGATTGACGAATCCACTCCATTACTTGCTGTGCTCCAGATGGAACGATTGGGTCATAAAGAGTGATATTAACATCATCCCAAGTAGATTTTCCCTTAATCTTTCTTTTTACATTTATATGGTCTAACTCAACTATCTCTGAAGTGAAAGTTGGTCTACTCGCTGTTTTTACTATATATGATTCTATACCATCGATTTCCATAATAAAGCGGTTTCCCAACTTTGGTTCGAAGTTCGTATAAAACATTTTGTCAAACTCTAATACTTCTGGCATCTTTTTGTCTATTTAATTGTTTCTATTATAAATATCTAATTTCTAAATTATCCGTTAAAAGCTGCTCCAGTTGGTAAGATGTTGAAATCAATTTGAATGAATTCAGCTGTCTTAGTTGGTTGTAAGTAGATAGAACCTTTCATAATGTTTCTATCAATTACATCAGGAGTATTATTTGAATCATCCATTACAACTCTGAATGCGTACAAACCTTGTCTTTGTTGGATTGATTCTAAATAAGGATTAACGATGTTTAAGAATCTATTTCTTGTAGTTGCTGTGTTTTGTTCGAACACTAAGTAACGAGAAGTAGAAGCGATATACTTTCTAACAGTCAATAATAATCTTCTTACATTAATTCTATCTAATGCAGATGGCTTATCTTGTAATGTTTTTTGTCCGAATACTACAATACCTTGTCCTGGGAATTGTACGATTGGGTTTACTTTGTTTTCGTATAAAGAATCTTTCTCTGATTGAGTTAATCTATTTTGAACACTTACTGCTCCTAATAAACCACCTCTATTCAAACCTGCTGGTGCGAACCATTCAGCCGCAACTCTATCGTTAGCCGCAAATACTCCAGGTAATAATACTGATGGTGGTACTGCGATTAATTTATTTGTATTAACATCAACTGTCTTAACCCAAGGATAGTAAGTTGCTGTCATATTTGAATCTACTGATTGTGCTTGTGTGTTTGCTTGAGCGATTGAATCTCCGAATGCGTTTGTATCCATAATGTAGAAACAATCATTTCTTTGTTCAACCATATCTAATATTTCAGTTGCAGTTGAAGTGTGTAATCTTCTGATAACACCTGGAGCAACTACCATATTGATATCAAATTCATCAGCGTTTGATAATGCCGCAATTGCTCTACTATATGCAACTGAACCGCTTGCTGTTGAAGTTGCTAAGTTGAAACCTTGTGAATTAGTTGCACTTATATCAGAACCTTTGTAGATTGGAGTTGCTGGGTTCATACCATCAAATCCTTCTTGGAATGCTACTACAAATTGTGCTAATGTTGAACCTACTGCTAATGCTACACCATTTGTTGATGCACTATCTAATCCAAATACTGAATTTGAACCTACACCTGCTCCTGTTGGAATTGGTTTAGCGTAGATATGGTTATCAGTATTACCATCTAAATCGATACCACCATATTGTGTTGCTGATGATGTTACGAATGTTACTGCTGGTACTAATGAACCAATTGCAGAAGATGCTGAAATAGGTAATGTGTAAGCTGCATGAGCGAAAGGAACTGATTGTACAGGTACACCTTCGTTCAAATTTGCAATTCTTACATATTTTGAGTTGTTAACCCAATCACCTGTTTCAGAAATTTTACCAGTTGAATCAATTGATAATTTTCTATCTCCGATTACTCTTGCGATGTAGTTAGGAGAGTTAGGGTCTAAGTTTACATTAGAGAATGTTTCTAATACAATTTTCTTTTTATTTGTATCAGCAAAATCTCTTACAACAACAGTGAATGTACCATAATCAGTACCATTTACACTACCTGCTGCTTTAATATTTGTAATACCAATTTTTACTTTAGTATTTGATGCGTTACCAACACCTAATGTTTCAAATTGGAATAAATCAAATCTTTCACCACTAATAGTTTGTGATTGAATCATTGGAGTTAATGCCTCTTGTGCATCAAATGCGAATGATTGATTTCCTAACACAGTTACTGATGCTGAAGTTGCCGAAGTAAATCCAACTGAACTATTTTTGAAGAATCCATACACATAAGGTTTTTTAGAACCAAATGGAGATGTACCAAACACTGCTTCGATATCGTTTGTATCAGTAGAATCTAAAGATGCTGATAATAAACCTGCGTTTGAACCTGATAATAAGAATTCTCCGGATGAACCTGAAGTTACTGTTGTTAGAGCGAATCCACCATTTGAAGCTGATACACTATTAAATAAGATACCCAATGATGCTGATACTGAACCTGAAGTTGCTGTTAACAACAAAGGAGCTGTTTCAACATAACCACCAACACCTGCAATTCTTGCAATTGTAGCAGTTCCTGCTTCTCTTAAATATGCTTGTACTGCTAATGGAGTGTAGTATGTATCATCTACATTTCCAAAAAGAGTTTCAAATTCTGCTTGTGAGTTTACAATAGTAGGTACAACCGGTCCTTCTTTGAATGGGCCGATGAAAGCCGCTCCGATTTCTGCTACACCTTGTTGTAAGAACGAAAGGTCATTTTCTCTAGTGAAAACACCTGGTGATACTATTTTTTCTGCCATTTTATTTCTTTATTAGTTTTTAAATTCTACTATAAATATAAATTAAAAGTTCAAAACATTTAAATATGTAATGAACTTTTAACTAAAAAAATAAATTGGTAATACCTTAATGATTATTCGGTAGGAGCTTTAATCAATTTGAAGAAAACATCATAGTTTGCTTCTGTTTCAATTGATGCTAATTCTGATAATTCAAATGGGCGATATTCCAATTCTTTTACTTCGTTTAATAGAGTATCGTACTCTTTATTAAATTCAATGAAGTTTTCAGTTAATGAACGAGAGACTATATTTCCTTCTTCATCCTTTACTTCATCGTACATTTTGATGAATACTTGTCCATCTTCTTCTGTACCTAATTTTTTAATTAATTCTTCTCTCAATGTATCAACACTTTGCTTTTCAATTGCAACTTTTTTAGAGAGTTCGTTCATATGGTATTTCACAACCAATGATAATTTTTCGTTTGCTAATCCTTTAATTGTTACTTCGCCAGTTTGTTGATTTTTTACACCATTTAATTCGGCATCCAAAGTAAGAATTTCATGTAACTTTAAACTAATTTTTTCCATAATCTATTTTTGTTTTTAATTTAGTTGTTTGTATATAAGTATATATTTTTTTGCTTAAACGATTATTACTTCTTCCCAATTTACAATAGATTCGTTCCAAATATATTTTTTACCATCATTTGGTCTTTCAACAGGTGCTTCCCATAAACATCTATCTTCATTTAATATCCAACTATCAAATTCTTTTGGAGGAATAAAAGCATCTTTAGTTTCATCATAATAAAATCCATATCCAGGATAGTTTTTCCTAAAAGGCGTACCTCCATTTTTATGTATACCACCTATTGTATTGTAAGAACATCTCTTACAAACTTGATTTTTTATTTCAGAATAATGCTGTTCCCAATCTATTCCATCTTCATTTTCGTCTTTACCTACAATTACTTCGGTAACTTTGTTATTTTCATCTAAAAATGCGTAATGTGCCATATTTTAATTTTAACTAATTGTTACAGTTCCTGCGCCAGCTGTTACTACATAAATATTGTAACAAGCTACATTGGTGCATGTATATGTTGTTAATCCTCCGGAGAAAGTTGCTGAATTTGTATTTTTCATTTTAAGAATTACAATACCAGACCCACCGGCACATCCTTCGTTTGGAACACCAGCTCCATCTCCACCATTACCTGTGTTTGCAGTTCCGGTATTCATTGGACCTGACCAGTTATCTCCACCACCTCTTCCTCCGCATCCATAAGAACGATGTTCTCCTATAATTGTAGAAATTATACCAACACCACCAGTAGTTGAACCTGCTAAGTTATTTATAGAAGATGGTCCTGTACCACCAGCTCCTCCGCCTCCGCCTCCAGTTGATGTATATCCGGAAACATTTATACCACATCCACCTTCAAATCCTTGTCCTTTCATACCAAATCCTGCATTAGTAGTGGCACCATAACCAGCCCCACCACCACCAGAACCACCGGATGAACCATGTCCTCCTGAATAGTTTCCACCACCACCACCACCTATTGCCATTAATCCAATAGCGTATGTGTTATATCCGTTTTGAGATGTAGATACTCCACCTCCTCCTGATTTACCAGGTCCACCAGCTCCAATACCTATATTATAAGTTCCAGGCCATACACCAATAGAATCATTTAAGACTCCACCCGCTCCACCGCCTCCACCAACATCCCAACCTCCACCACCTCCACCGGCGATGATTAAATATTCTACTCCAATTGGGTTTGATGTTATTGAAATACCAGGTGTACATAGTTGGCAACAAAATGTTACTTCACCTGAATTAGCTATATTAACTCGTTTTGTATCATTTGTATATATTGCAACTGGTGCATTCATATCGTTAGATAATACAAGTAAATCACTTGTAGATGAACCATATCCTAAATATCCTTTTCTACCTGTTGGGTCTCCAAATGAAAAATATATTTGACCAGTACCTCTTGCACAAGCGGATTCCAATCTAAATCCATCATTTACTGATTTTACATGAAGTGTCGATGTTGGTGATGTTATACCAACTCCCAATGGATTACTAAACCAACTACATCCACCTGCGTTCCAATTAAATATTGTATTATATCCATTATTTGCTGAATTAGGAGTAATAAATGAACCAGCGCATCTCCAAATATATTCATTACCATATCCACTAAATGCTCCTGAATTATTTCCGTAAACATCAACTCCAAATGCTAAAGTTTTAGTTTGTGCATTATTGGTATTTCCTAAAATTAGGACTTGATAACTTGAAGAGTATCCAAATTGAGATATAGATGCCAATGGTAAACTATTATTACATAAAGTAATACATCCACCACTTGTAATACGCATTTTTTCTATTGAATTTGTACCAAATCTTAAATTACCAGTATTGTATTGTTGAAATAATAATACATCATTTGTTGCATTATCAAAATATAATGAAGCATATGTATTAGAATCATTACCCATTTTTATTCCGCCGCAAGTAGTTCCTGCACCACCCATAAACAGACCAAATGCATCCGCACCTGATGCAGCTTGTACAGCTAACAATGCACCTGGAGTAGATGTACCAATACCAACTCTACCATTGGCATCAATTCTAAATGATTCAGTTGTTGCTAAGTTACCAGTACTTCCACCAATTGAATATACTCTAAATGCACCACTACCACCCAATGTTTTAATAGTTAAATGAGTATTATTTCCACCAGGTGTTATTACAGATGTTGCATCTGAACTACCAACAGTTAAAGTCGAATATGGAGATGTAGTGCCTATGCCAATACAAGCACCACTAGGATTTAATATTAAATTTCCGTATGTACCAGCTCCATCAGTATATGTTTGTATTTTTGTATAAGTGTTTCCGCTTGATGCGTTTAATGATATTCTAAAACTAGTACCAGTTGCTGTTCCCGTATTATAATCAGTATTTTGTACAAAAAGTGTTCCTTGAGTGGTTAAATTATTTGAAAATATAGAAGCGCCCGTTGTAATTAAATTATTTTTAATACAAGTTGTTGTACCATCATCGATTATACAAGAATCATAAAGATGAAAATCATTTTTTATTTTTGGTATCACATTGGTACTTAAATGAGTTTCATTTCCAACACTATCATATGTTTCAGGACCCGTAATCATTGTTGAAGATGTTACCGCTGTATTACCCTGATGAACAAATATCCATTCGTTATCAGTAGAGTCAAAATACAGTGAACCACTTTTGCCAGCCGCAGAACCACTATCTATTGATGATATACCCGAAAATCTTACTGCAGGATTATCGGTGTTTAATAGAATAGTATTTGTACCAATTGAAACTGCCGAAGCAGTTATATTTTGAAGAGAAGAACTACCTTGTACTACTAAGTTATTTGCAATATAAACACTTCCACTAAATATTTGAGTACCAAAAAAAGTATTAGAACCTGTACTAGCCAAACTACTGGTAATATTTTCTATACTATTTAATCTACTATTTGTTGAAGCAGTAAAAGGATGTATAGATGATGTTAAAGTAAATGATTGCGCATTATATCCATTTAATAATAATGCATTTGATGCAGTACCTGCTAATTGAACATTTCCCAAATTAATACTATTAGCTTGAGAAAAGTTTACTTGTGAGCTTGAAAAGAAAATAACACCATCAACAGATGCTGATATTTGTGCTACTATATTTCCACTCTGGTCTTTAAAACGATATTGTCCTGCCATTTACTTTATTATTTTCTATAAATATTTTATTATTAGTTAAATTTCAATAGTATCCAAACTGCCGAATTCATAGTAACTCCAAGTCCACCTTGTGATGTTTGATTAGGCCATGCATCATTAAAGTGTGCAGCATTATCATCGTATCCAAATGAAGTTGTCCAAGACCCATCTTGTCCAGCATATGCACCAACATGCCCTGCTGATAATTTAGCATCTTGAGTATTAAACCAACAAAATGCATTTGCCGTAGGAGTAGTATATGCTGAAGATGGGTTTGTGTATGCACCATCGCTCATACCAATCATACAAACTTCATATGAATTCCATCTACCAAATCCATCATAATTTCCACAAGTATTAAATCCATATCTAGCAATACCTGTTGTAACATATGTTCCATCTGTATTTCCTCCATTAAAAAATACACACCAAGGTCTACCTGGAATATTTCTATATACAAAATCAATTGTTCTCGTTTCTCTCCATCTACAAAAATCAGTTGCACCCATCACTCTAATTTCGGTTGGTTTTGAACTTCCCCAATCTGCTGAAAATTGAGTTGCTGCCAATTGACATAAATCCGTACTTAATCCTCTAACAGAGCTCCAATTACTTGCAATCGCATCATAGCCATTTGCTGCAAATCTACCAACTTGTACCCATTGTCCTAATGAATCTTCTATTATTCTTATTGTTTGCGTTCCACCATCAGGTGTAGCAGATGATTTTGTGTAGGTAGTATACCATTGTGAATATCCTACAATTGAATTATTACAAGTTATTCTCAATTTATCAGTACCTGTATTAGATACACCTGTTGTATCCCAAGTTGCTCCCGTTCTAATTACAACATCACAACTTTGATTTCCGTAAATATTAAAATGAGCAGCTTCGATAGTACCAATACCAGCATTATTACCAGATGAACCAGCTATACCCACTCCATATACCAAATTGCTATGAATTCTAGCAGGTCCACCTACATCTAAAGTTGTTTGTGGACATGCTTTGTTGATTCCAACTTTACCATCACCGGTTATTCTTAATCTTTCACTTGGTGCGTTATCATTTCCACAATTTCTTGTACCAAATACTAAATCACCATATCCACCACTCCAACTACTTGTAGAAACATGGCCAATATAAGATGCGGCCCAAACTCTTCCAGATGTATAACCAAAAGTAATTTGAGAATGAGCTCCAACAGTTGTTGGGTCTAATAAATTTATAGTAGATGTTGCAAAACATCCAGCGGATGTTGCTCCACCCGGCGGTAATATGTCTAATCTAGCCGAAGGTTGGCAAAGTCCTATACCAACTCTACCATTTGCATCTAAATAAATTCCACATGTGTTTGTAGAAGGGTTGCAAGCTGTATGGAAATATGCAACATCGGATGGTTGTAATAAAGTTCCTACATATGCAAATTTATTTCCGTTTCCTATTCTGATAGCAGTAAATTCACCATTTGCATCAGCTGCGTTTTTAAATGTTGCTAAAAGTTCACTATTAGTATTAGCGCTACATACCTCTAATTTAACATCAGGTACACTTCTACCAATACCAACATTCCCATTTGTATCTATTACAAATCTATTTGCACCAGCCGTTACATCATAAATTTCAAATCCACCACTTCCCAATCCAATATTAGTACCAACCCCCCATGACCTAGTAGTTGAAATAAATCTAGTTTCTGCATTTGCCGCTCCGGTAGTTGATTGGATATACGCAATAGCAGTTGGAGTACAAATATGTAATGAACCTAATGGTCCCATTGCACCTATACCAACTCTATTATTTGCAACATCTAAATTTAATAAAGTATATGTTCCCGTATAATCGGTAGATGCTCCTCCTGCTCCAAATGAATATGTACTTGCGGCTGTTTCACCGAAATATAAATTTTGACCCGTTCCATTGTTATATATTATTGCTCCGTAGCTACCACCACTTCGTCTAGAATATGTATAAATGTATCCACCCGTACCACTAAAATTTATTGGAGCGCTTTCATTTAAAGTTATACTAGCATTTGATGATATTCCGGTTGTGCAAATTCTACCAGCTACACTAACAATACTTCCGGTTTCGTACATTATACTATCATATAAATGGTCTCCACCACCTGATTTTGCAATGTATCCACAAGTCAAAGTCGTTTCAGTTCCAAAAGTTGCTGCTCTCGGACCTGACATTATGATACCTCCACTATATCCCACCGTTGATGGATTTGAGTATATCCAACGATTACATAATGAATCCCACAACATAGAACCAGTAACTCCTGCCGAAGAACCACTATCTTGTACTGTTAAACCAGCGTATCGAACTGCAGGTGTTGCAGTATTCAAATTTACAATATTAGTTCCTATGTTAATTGCCGAACCTGTAATATTCTGAATTGATGAAGTTCCTTGTACTATCAAATCAGCTGAAATATAGAGTGAACCCGTAATAGTTTGTGTACCATTAAAGAAGTTTGACCCAGTGGTTGCCAAAGAACCTGTCAAAGTTTCTAATGAATTTAATCTATTAGTTTGAGTATTATTTAATACATCTACACTTGCAGAAGTATTTTCTAATGCGTTTAATCTACTACTTGCTGAAGCAGTAAAAGTATTTGTTGTACTTACACTTGCGGTAAATGATTGTAATGTTGAAATTTTTGTATCAGCGGAACCAGTATATATGGCTAAGTCAGCTTTAGTAGCTACTCCTATATCATTAAGACTAATTGAACCTGTTACTTGTAAATTATGATGCCTCATTCGTAGTAGATGTATTTATTTTTTACTACTAATAAGTATTTATTTTATTCGGAATTATACTTTATCGTATTGTGTTAGTATTCTTCTAACATCAACTTCTGACATGTATGGTGTAGGTCTATGATATCCCAATGTTCCCAATTCAAATTTTGATTCTACACTAAATTGTTTAGCTACTTCCAATGGTGCGTAATTTCCAATATTATATTTAATCAATCTTAAACAAAAGAATATATCTTCTGCAAAAAATGATGCAGTTGAATATTGTCCCGATTGAATCATATCTTGCAAATCAGTTTCCCATCCAAAGTTTCTGCAAATGTATTCCATTATACGAGGATTTCTGATTGATAATCCACCATTCTGAATTGTCTTTTCTCCTACATAGTTATAGCAAGGTGCTCCTACATAATCCCAATCACAAAAATCTAAAATACCTTCTCTCAATAATCCACTATCTACCTGAAATGTAAGTACTCTTTCGTATTCATATAAATCAATCCAAAAGTTTCTATCTGTCAAAAATAAACAATAATTCAATAATGGCTTTAGGTGTGGATTATTTTGTAGTAATTCATTAAACCCAGCTATATTTGCTATTGTATTTGGTACTTTGATATTATTAGGATATCTTCTATAATAAATGTTTTTATCACTAAGAAGTTTTTTGAATTCCTTTTCAGTACTTTCCGAAGTGTATATAATTACATCCGTATCTTTTGGTAAAAACTTCATATGAGCTTTTACAATCTTATAAAAGTCTTGTACTTTTCTATCTTCTATTATTACTGCTCCTAATTTTTTCATATCTTCTCCCAATTTGTTAAAGGTGTTAACCAACGAGTTTCTCCATGCGTTGCGTAGCCCGGAATAGATGAAACCAATCTTCTACCTTTCTTTTGTAAATCTCCAAACATTTGAAAATCATGTGGATGTTCTCCGGCTGTCCATTGTCTTAGTATTCCCTCATCTTCTTTTAAGGTTTTTACTTTTGCCGCAAATGTCATTGTTGTTGAATTGGTAAGTTTCCAATGCGAATACTCACCTAAATATACTCTTGTAAATTCTGCTCTACCTTCGCAATATGGATTACCACCCTCTATTGGATTTAGGTATTTATCAGGATGGTCATATAGTGTTGCATAATCCATTCCTAAATCAAACGCACTTTCTAATATCTTTTGTGAATCAGCTTTATGTAGATAATCATCTTCTAAAAAGTAAACAATTTCGTTTACATCCAAACCTTCAATATTATTTAACGCAATATTAAAAGTACCGGCTCCATTTCCTATGTTTACCCTTTCAATTTTACCACTATATACATTTCGTATTTCTGATTTAAATTCTTCCGAAATTCCATCAGCTATTAGAATAAAATCATTCTCATCAAAATGTGTTAAAGCATTTTTTAGACAATTGATTTTTGTAATATATTCGGGCTTATCTTTAGGATAGCCTCCTTCAGATATACGATATATGATTTTCATCTTAGAATTTATTTACTTCGTTTAGTATTTCAGTTATATTAAACATCTCATCTGGTGAGTTGTAAGGACATTCGTGAAATTGCCCATCTAACTGATAATCGAAATAAAGTGAATCTACTCTTTTTGTGTTTCCAATTGGTTCTTTTGCTTCAATGTTTTTGTGCATTTCATAACCAAACATTTTAGGATGTGTTCCAATCCATAAAACCACCGATGGTAATTTAAATGCTGCTGCCGCATGTTGTAATGAACTATCGATTAAAACTCTTTTAGCAGAAACTTTTAATAGAGAGAATAGTTCAATATTACTCATTTGGCGAGTAATTGTTTCTACTGCGGGATGATTAACTGATTGAGATTCGTGTTTACAAACTTGAATGATATGATATTGTTGGCTAAATTGTTGAATTAAAGCATCAATAACTGGTCTTGGCATATCCCTTGTCCATGCATAAATTGGTTGCCCATCCATAATAGGTCCTCCATTTGTATGAAGTAACATAATTGGTCGAGGTCTTTGCCATTGTTTATGCATATCGTTTTGAACCATATTCATAAAAATTTCTGGCAAATCTTCTTTTGGATTAAATGGTAAATCGTACATCTTATGCCAAGTCTCTGTTAGAGGAGATTTTTGAAGCATATGAGATGTTTCAAAGTAAGGCTCTCTTCTGAATACAATAGTATCTTTACCATTGATATAATCATCCCAAAAATAAGGTGATACTCCTAAACGATAAACTCTGTGAATATAAGGGTTATTCAAAAATATCTCTGGGAAAGAACAAACTACAATTAGTTTTCTATCCGGATACTTTTTATATATATTTTTGATAATTGCGGTAGAAGCTACATTTTTTCCTAGTCCACCTTCTACATGAAATACAACGAATTTTTCCATTTATAACTGTTTAATATTTTATATATAAATATATATTTTTTGAGTAAACGAAAAGGAAATTGAAATATATTTAATTATTCAAATCCAACATTAGTTGCTATAATAAATCTATCTACACTTGAATTTGGAGCATATTTAGGATAATGGTCTATATCTGAATTATGGATTATGAATTCGTTTTCTTTTGGTAAAATTGAATGTACATTTCCTTTTTTATCTCTTAATACTAAATGACCTTCATCATTTTGTAAATTATCAGGCATTTGTAAATAATAAATAAAAGTATATTTTGGAACAAATCTTAAACTACCTTCATTCAATAAAACATGATTGTGATATGGTTCATTTGTAAATATATATTGAACAGGATTACGCTTTCTAACTCTATTAATCCAACTATTATGCTTATACGAAGTATATTCAATTCCTTCTATTCTTGCAAGTTCTAAACAAATATCGATACCTTTAGTTTCAATTTCATTTAATTCGGGATATTCACTATGATAATCGAATGCATCGCAACTTTCCATTATTTTATTATTTTGAATATGTTCATTAATTCCAAATAATAAAATCTCTTTTGGAGTAGATGGTGTAAATGATACTTTGTAAATTACCAACTCATCGCCTAATATAACTCTTTCCATAACTTTTTATTTTAATTTTATAATTGCGTAAATGTTGTACTATATGAACCATATGTAATTGTAGTAATATATGCCCAAACTAAACTACTTGTACTGGTTCCATTATTAGCAACAGTTACACAATAATTTTGTCCACCCGCTCCATCACTATATACACCACTTATATACCCAGCTGCACCACTTGCTATCGATACACTTGCTCCACTACCAATCCATCCACCCCAATATGCCGTATTTGCTGCATGATATATTTGAGATGAATACCAACCAACACCTGCATTTGTTCCTGCTAAATGTATTTGAGTTGCTGATGCTCCTGAAGTTGTAATTCTAAAAAATGCAGTAGTTGCGTTTTCTGGCATATATTTTGCTGCAAAATATCTACTAACATGTCCACCACCTGTTCCTGCAAAATTTTCATTAAGTCCTCCTGCGTTTGTGGCTAAGCTATATGCACATATAACATTATTTGAACATAATGTTCCAAATGCATACATACTTGTATCTTGCCAACATAGAGTTTCATAATAAGTACTATTGTTATCTACCCATCCCAATCCAGCACTTCTATTTGTTGAACCTCCATGATATTTCATTCTAATAGCAGGTCCATTTGCTTGACCTCTAATATACCAGTTATTACCATCACCAGTATTAAAGTTTAAATTATCACTTGTCGTAAGGCCTGCACTAGAAACTCTACATCTGAATGAAGCAATACCATTTGCATCCATTGCAAATTTAACATCCGCACTACCACCAGTTGCTATATAAAAGTTTCCACCACCAGCTCCTCCTTCAGAAAATAATGTAAGAGAACAATCTGTACCTGTTCCTGAAACTTGATTACAGGTATATATACCTCCTCTAAAAGTACCTTGGGGTGATACACCATAATTGTATCCTCTAAATTGCAATGCGCATACTTGACAAGAAAAACAAGCTACACCGGAATGTAAAATACTCATTTTTGTACTAAATACTGTATTTGCATCATTTATTGTTCTAATATCAAATGATTCGTATCCCGTAGCTCCAATTGCTCTAATATCCCATTTTTTCTTATCGGTAGTACTACCTACGCCATTATCATATAATCGTATAAAAGGGTCATCGCTTTCTAAATTTATCGTACCATAAGAAGCTGCTCCTTGTGCCGTAAAAGTAGCAATGCCAGTAGATACTATCCCATTTGAACAAATTTGACATCCAAAAACACCAACATTATTAGCATCAATTAATAATGCATATTGACTTGTTGTATTATTCAAAATACCAAATCCACATCCTTGAGCAGTTGACCTAGTTACTAAATCCCATCTATATCCACCACTTTGTGTATTGCATAATTGAATATATCTATTATCTATGGAAGCATCTTTACGAATGATGATACTATCAGATGATTGAATTCCAGCCGAACATATGTTGCTTGAAAAACAAGCTACACCAGTATTATTTATATTTAAAAAAGAAGTTTCACTTCCACCTCCTTTTAAATTATATGTAAATGCAACAGTGGTTAAATTATTATATCCTACTCCTGTTTTTTCAGCTCTTAAATATACATCACCATTATTACCGGTTGCTGCTGAATCTGTTAATTTTAATGTAGGAGTTGTAGAACTTATATGTAAAATACTAGTCGGGCTATTTGTACCAATACCAACACAGCTTCCACTTTCATAAATTGCAGAATCATATAAATGGTCACCACCACCTGATTTTGCTATGTAGTTACAAGTCAATGGAGATTCAGAACCTAAAGTAGTAGTACGAGGACCCGATAATAACATACCTCCACTATAACCTATCGTTGAAGGATTACTATAAATCCATTTATTGCATAAACTATCCCAAAGTATTGAACCTGTTATTCCTGCTGAGCTACCACTATCTTGTACAATTATACCAGCATGTCTTACTGAAGGTGTTGCTGTATTTAAAGATATAGTGTTTGTACCAATTGATACAGATGAACCTGTAATATTTTGAATGCAAGAACTTCCTTGTACAATTAAATCTGCCGAAATGTAAACCGAACCGGTGATTGTTTGTGTTCCAACAAATAAATTACTTCCAGTACTAGCTAAACTTCCAGTCTTTAATTCTAAAGAATTTAGTCTATTTGTTTGTGTAGTGTTTAAACTATCCACACTTGCAGAAGTTGTTTCTAATGCGTTTAATCTTCCTATATTGGAAGCCGATATCGTTTCAATTGAACCTAATCTTGCAGAAGTAGATGAAGTAAATGATTCAATAGAAATCAATCTTCTATCTTGTGAACCGGTAGCAGTTTGTACATTGGTTATGGTTTGCGAAACAGATGCACTAAAAATTTGAACATCCACTCCATTAATAGTGCCTGATATACCGTTTGTTACATTTATGCTTCCCGTTACATTTAATGAACCTGATATTGAAGGATTATATTGTAGCATTTATTTCTTCCGATTTGTTTTTTTATAAATATCGTATTGTTAGATTATTCCTAAGCAAGATTTCAAAATATCAATTGTGCATTGTTGAACTTTAATACCTTCTACCAATAATCCAATTACACCATTATAATTTAATGCTTTAGTACATTCATTTTCTCTTACAATATCTGGCATAACATTTTCAACTTCTTGTGCTATAAGACCTGCATCGTTTATGATATTTGAAAAATCTCTTCTTGCAGGTGAACCTTTTTTCCATTCAAAAGTATATCCATTTATACAAGATATTTTTTGTAAAGGATTTGATATTTTAACAATATTTTCTTTTAAATTTATATCAGATAAAGAACCATTTTGAGTAAGTGAACCATTTATCGTTAAGTTACCTCCACCATATAAACGCATTCTTTCATATGTATTATCTAAATTAGCTATATCGGTAGGGTGTACATAGAATCTTAAATCAACTTCCCATGTAGATGCCGCATTTGTTCTACCAGATGCTATACCAGCCTTATGAGGGCCGGTTGAAATCCAATATCCAATTACATTATCAGTATTACCACTACAATAGTTATAAACTTCTATACCTTTTGCTTGAGTACCAAATGTTATATTTCCAGAAGTAATTGGACAACCAGTATCATATACCAATAATCTGCCACTTGAACCAGTTGCGCCACCGATTCCAACCTTTCCATCGGACCCCATGCATTGTAATATAATATCACCCACACAACTACCATATGCTCCACCATTATAACCAACTCCTCCATTTAAGAAAAGTCTACCACCTTTATATGTGTTTGTATTATCAGCAGTTCCACCTTTTATTAATAAATCTTTTCCTCTACCTGTTCCTTGGTCGGCAGGAGAAGAACTACCTGCTCCATATGGAGTTATTAGTGCTCTAGAATCAAAATAAGTACCCAATATTAAACCAACGGTTGGACCAGTTCCTGCCGTAGATACTCCACCATTTCCCCCACCTTCAAGAACAATTGGTTTAGTTGAACTATCTAATTCAGCATTATAATATGGCCAACCATATTGTGGAGCCCCTGCTGCCATTCCTCCAGCATTTACATGGAATCTACCACATAAAGAAGTAGTACCAATACCAACTCCCGTTGAGTTAATAGCCATTCTACCACCACCAATTCCTGGTGCATCGAAATGAATACATCCGGGTGCAACCGATAATAACACATTTGTTGTATGGTCCGAACCACCACCTATACGAATTTGACCCGTACCAAAATAAGTGTTATATCCTGTTATACCAGCATCACCTGTTTTTAAATAGTATGTAGTACATGGGGATGTCCTAATTCCGGCATTATTGCCTGATTCAAATGTTCCTTGTGTCCATAAATTTCCGTCTGTGGTCAATGATAATCTAGTTACAGGTGTTCCTGCTGCATAATATTGATAATACAATGTACTATTATATTCCCAAATAACATTGTTATAACCACTTACACTTTTATAATAAATTTTATGAGTTACATCATCTGTTCCTCTAAAATAAAATCCTTTATCATCACAAGTTCCAATTTTATCACAACTTTGAAGTAATCCTTTTAAATTTAATTTACCATCTGCGGTTATTCTAGCTCTTTCTGTTCCATTTGTTAAAAAATAAAAATAGCTATTACTATTAGTTCCAATAAATGCGCCAGTACTTTCCGAACCCCAAAGAGATTGCAATCCTCCTTGATTTGCAACATAATTGTATGCATATCCAGCAGATGTAACGGTTGATACTATATTGAAACATGCATTATTTGCTGCCCCAACTACATGCAATGGATATGAAGGCGATTGTCCTATACCAACATTTCCACCAAAATAAGAAGTTGCATTTCCGTATATTTCAAAAGCCGCAGCATTAGTTCCCGTTCTAAATGATGCTACACAATAAGATGTAGTTGTGCCACCAGTTTGAACCCATAAAGCGGGTGAATTATTATTTGTTTGAATTTCTACTTTACCACTATTTGGAGTAGTAGTTCCTAATCCAATATTTCCTAATTCATTTAAAGTTAATACATCTATATTGCTTGTATTATTTGTACACCCAAATCCAATAGTAAGTGATTGGCAATTCCCAACATCTCCGTTTACAAATCTCGTTCGTTTCTTAGTACCAGTACTATTTAAATCATCAAAATATAAATAAGGAGAATTTGCTGCTATATGTAAAGTAGTTTCAGGAGTATTTATTCCTATACCAACGCAACTACCACTTTCATAAATTGATGAATCATATAAATGGTCACCACCTCCTGATTTTGCTATATAATTGCAAGTCAAAGTAGTTTCAGTTCCAAAAGTTGCTGCTCTCGGTCCACTCATTATAATACCACCGGAATAACCTACGGTAGATGGATTTGAATATAACCATCTATTACATAAACTATCCCAAAGAAATGAACCTGTAACACCGGCTGAACTTCCGCTATCCTGTACAGTCAATCCTGCGTATCTAACAGCAGGTGTAGCGGTGTTTAAGTTTACAATATTTGTTCCAATATTAATAGAAGAACCTGTAATATTTTGAATTGAAGATGTTCCTTGTACTACTAAATCTGCCGAAATATAAAGTGAACCGGTAATTGTTTGTGAACCAATAAAAAAGTTAGAACCCGTACTAGCTAAAGAACCTGTCTTTATTTCTAATGAATCTAACCTACTATTTTGTATAGTATTTAAAGTATTAACTGATGCCGAAGTGGTTTCCAATGAATCTAACCTACTATTTTGCGTAGTATTTAGAATATTGATACTTGCCGATGTAGTTTCTAATGAAGATATTCTATCTATGTTTGATGCACTAATAGTTTCAATGGCATTTAATCTAGCTATTGTTGAAGCAGTAAATGTATTATTCGTATTTATATCAATTCCGGCAATAGAACCACTAAATGAACCTGTTAAAGATACATTTGCTCCTGTTGCTACCGTTGTTGTTCCTTTAAGTTGTGCCGAAAATATTTTCATTATTTAATTTTTTTTATAAATATTTGTTTTATTAAGGTTTAGTTGGCCATTCTATAATATCAGTAGTATTTGTTATAGTTGATATTATATCTCTTAATGATTGTCTATAAGTTTGCCATTCTGCTTTCTTTTCATCACTTAAAGGTGAATCATTAGTTTGTGTCCAATCGGATTCCGCCAATCTTCTATCTCTTTCTTGTCTTACAAAATTTTTATGACTTTCTAAAATCATAGTTTCTAATTCTTCAGTAGATAAAGATGCAATATCATCTGGTATAGCAGAATTTCGTTCAACTGCATTTGCTACAAGGTTATCATAATTGGAATTTATGTATTCTATTGAACCATCTTCTTTTTCCATTCGTATAAAATCACTCATAATATAATTTTTTAGCTATAATATTGACCTACTGTATTATTTTCTGCATAAGAAAGAACATTTATTCGCATTCCCAAATCCAATCCATGTGAACTTATGAAAACATTTATTTTACCTTCCGTATATCCGTTATCTTGTCTATCAAATTTTAAACATACATAATATGGTGAACCTGTTTTATAAATGTTTGATAATGTAGTTGAACCACTATTATAAATGTATTTGTTTAAAATATCTGCCCCACTATACGGATAGCATCCAGCATATCCAAAGCAATTTTGAGCATTATAAAGATACCCCCAATAATAAAAAAATAACATAGCTGATTGAGTTGGATAATCTGTTTTTATATCTAAATATCTGTTACCAGCTCTTAATGTAAATTCTCCTATATGTTGCATCATTGGAGTTGTTGACCTAGTCCATCCATTTGGACTAGTTCCATCAAAAATTGTTCTTTGAAATATTGCCATAGTTATATAATTTCTTCTAATTTAATTTTAAATCGTTTACAATTTCTATTGTTAATAATATACAAATTTTCTGCACCTTCTTGTATTGTCCAATTACCATTCGTACCATCTATATCATTGCCACCACATTTACTCATATTACTTAAATGTAAGTCGTTTGTGTAGATGTGCGCCCAAGCACAAGATGAAGTACCTAAACAATAGGTGTTATTTGCCGATGGTGCAAAGTTTACAGATACTTGAATACCATCATCTGCAATTTGCATTTTTAATGTTTGTGATGATAATACTCCACCTGTCCAAAATAGATGTCCTTTACCAGTTGATAAATTTCCACCATATTGATAATAATTAGTATAATCTGCTGCTACACCCGCTCTATTTCCTCTCATTATGATACTATGATTTGCATCTTGTGCATATATCCAACCATATCCATTACCATTTACAATTCCTAAATCACCACAAGTTTTACTACTACTAACAATCAATCCATTACCTACACATAATGTATTTGAAAACGAAGATACTCCATCACCGGAAATTGCAAATCTTTGTACGGAATTTGTATAAACATACATACCATTATTTGTAGTATTGTAAATTACAAAATCACACGATGAACCAACATATTGTTGAAAGTATGTATTACCACCATTTTGGAAATAGATAGGACCATTAACCGTCATTGAAGATTGTCCTATAAATTGTTGTGCACATACTGCGGATGAAAAACAAGCTACACCTGTACAAGAAATACTAAGTCTTGTTTGATTTAGCGTATAAATTGATGCACTACCTCCCCATCCAGTCGGTGTTCCAAAAGATGAACTACCGCCTCCTGCTTGAAATACCAAATAGCAATTTGAGTTACCAGATACAGTTGCCCAATGCCCTGCAAATATTCTTAAATTATCAGGAGCCCCTGAAAAGAAACATCCTTCCGAAATAATATTACCATTTACATGTAATGCAGCAGTTGGTACTATATTTATACCAACACAAGCATCTCTATCACCACCTAATCTAATATATCCACAAGCTGATGTATTTGCGTTTATACCAGCCGTTAAAAACAAATGCTCACTTGTACCACCGGCAGTTCTAATTACACTTGCCTTATCTGCTGTTATAGAACCACCTTGTTCACTTATTACTAAACCATTGCAACCATTTGCACCTCTTTGAAAAAATGCACTCCCGTTGCAAGAAACAATAGATGGTGCACAAATTGTATTTGAAAAACATGTAGCTCCACTATCATCTAATCTAACCAATGTGCTAGCATCATTATTTGTTCCAGCTGCTGATAACCCAAAAGTCATTGACCTATCTCCTAATCCAGTACCTACCTTAATAAACCCACCATACCCTGCAACAGCACCTTGTGTAAATCCAATTGTTGCCGTTTCGTTATTTCCTGAATTTATATATAAAACGGGGTTAGTATTATTTACTACAATTGTAGGCGCACAAACATTACTTGCAAAACAAGCTGTTCCACTTCCTATTAAATTATTTTTAACACAAGTTGTAGTTCCATTATCAAAAATACAACTATCTACTAAATGCTCATTACCTGTTCCTTTTTGGATTATATTAAGTGTTGGGTAATTTTCACTTCCAACACTATCATATGTCTGCGGACCCATCAAAAGTACAGAAGATGTTACAACAGTCGATACCCCCCTATGTACAAATATCATCTCATCTTGCACCGAATCATAAAGGAATGAACCCGAACCACCAATAGAACCACTATCTACCATTGATAATCCAGCATATCTAATTGATGGATTTGCCGTATTTAAATTTACAATATTAGTTCCAATACTTACTGCGGAAGCAGTTATGTTTTGCAAAGATGATGAACCTTGTACAATTAAATCGGTAGTAATATATAAACTTCCAGTAATAGTTTGTGTTCCTACAAAAGTATTTGAACCAGTTGTTGCTAAACTTCCTGTTTTTAATTCTAATGAACTTAATCGATTATTTTGTGTTGTATTTAAACTATCAACACTTGCTGAAGTAGTTTCCAATGCGTTCAATCTAGCAGTTGCCGAAGATGTGAATATATTGGTTGTTAAATTACTTGCAGTAAATTCATTAATAGGATTTAGTATTCCTATAATTTGTGATGAACCTGAAATTAATGTAGGTTTATTTGAAATATTGGAATATTCTACATACGATGCAGATATGGAATTTACTGAATTTGAAGCAGTTACATAAGCTATTGGTGTCCAACTTGCAGTATAAGGAGATGAATTTGAAATTTGTAAAACATATCCACCATAAGATGAACTAATCGCAGGTAAATCACCACCTATCGTACCTATTACCCAGCCTTCAGTTACTTCAGGGAATGTAATAAGTGATGATGTTGCATCAGTTAAAGTTATTGTTTGTGGAATTATCTTTTCGTAATTACTATCATAAGTTTGAATATTAGCAAATCTATCTCCAAAATTATGTTCGAATCTCCATTCTAATGAAGATGCAAAATATTGTTTAACTGTTCTACCATTTACTTCGATTATACCACCAACTCCTGCCGTAGCATAACCTGCAACAGGACTTCCAAATTCTAAAACTAAAGTATCTACATTTGTAGCAGTTATAGTTTGCGGTAAAACGATATTGTTATTTGAATCGTAAACCGTTACATTTGGATATTGTGTGCTTAAATTATGTATAAATGTCCAAGTTGATGATGGAGTAGTTTGAGTGTGAAATTTAGCTCCAGCAGCCAAACCTCTTAATAAAGAACCATCACCCTGATATGAACCACTAAATGAACCTGATAATGATTGAATAGTTGTTCCGCTTAATTGAGAACTTCCACTAATAATACCAGCCGGCTTTCCACTAATTGTTTCCCAAGTTGTTTGTGATACACTTCCACTTAATGTATATCTTTCATCATAAGATGCTGTTAATTGAGAACTACCACTAATTAATCCTGCTGGCAGTTGAGAACTTCCGCTTATAATACCTACTAAGTTATTAGCAATTATATTTCCACTAACTAATACAGACCCCGTATATTCATGTGTATCATCTACACTATCTCCAAATTTTGTAGAACCAGATTTGTATATTATAGATGATGTTATATAATTTGTATGAAATTCATTTGCATTTATTATTCCCGAAATGGTTATTGAACCTGTTACTACAACATCTCCTTCAACATTCAATCCAACTCCAAAATCAGTATATCCTTCAGCGTAATCATTTGCAAATGAATCAGCAGTTACATTTAAAGTTCCATTGGTTATATTAGTAGAACCGCTTGTTAATGTAAGTATATTACTACCATCATGTATAATACTGAATTGGTCGTTTGCTACCGATGCAGTCCAACTTTGATTATGTATTTCACTTAAATTATCAATTCTACTTGATGATAATTGACCCGTTGTACTTTGTAAAATTACTTGAGATGAACCACTTACAGTACCCACAGGTAATTGCTCACTACCACTAATTATTCCAGCTGGCAATTGAGAAGAACCAGAAATTAATCCGCTTGGTAATTGAGAGCTTCCACTAATTAAACCAGATGGTAATTGAGCCGAAGATGAAACAATTCCACCTGGTTTATTTGCTATATTATCCCAAGTTGTTTGTGTAATACTTCCACTTAAAACATATCTATCATCATACGAAGATGTCAATTGTGAACTACCACTTACCAATCCATTTGGTAATTGTGCAGAAGATGAAATTATACCTCTACCAATTGTTTCATAACTACCCGTTGCTGAAACTAAAGAATTTACTTTTGAATCATTTGATGAAGTATATGAATTGAATGTAGTTTCATCCAATTTTCCCGTACCAATTGCCGAACCATTTAATGTAATTGAACCCGTAATATTTAAACTACCTGTAACTGAATGAGTATCATCTAATGTATCTCCAAATTTAGTACTTCCGCTTTGGAAAATTACCGAAGATGAAACGAATTCAGTATGAAATTCTTGTGCAGTAATTCTATCGGTTACAATTAATGAACCAGTGATAGTTAAGTTTCCACTCATACTATCACCACTAACATTTACATAAGTATTATCTGCACTAGCTGTAAATGATTCTAATGCGTTTATTCTTGGAGATAATGATGCGGTAATACTTTCTACTGAATCTAATCTTGCATCAAAAGAAGCGGATGCAGCTAAGAATGAAGATGATACATCGGTATATCTAGGAATCTCAGCGATTTGACCGGCTTGTTGTGTAAGTGAACCACTTATAATAGGACTATCTAAAATCATTTCTCCGTTTTATTGTTTATCTATAAATATGTTTGTATTATTAAAACTTTTTAAATAAATTATCCTGCTAATGCTATAAATTTAGTATTTGAATTCATTGAGTTTGGCCAGCAAAATGTAAGACAGAAAAATGATGTAGAATATACACCAGGTGCACTTACTCCAGCCTCAAGTGCACATCCTAAAATAGTCACAATTTGAGTAGAAGCATTTGTTACAATACCGGTTACAGTTCCTTGTTTACCGCTAGAAATATTATATGCGGTATGAATAAACATAAATGCTCCATAATTAGCTTGATTATTGAATGCAAACATACTTCTAAGATTATAAGATGGTGTTGAACAAGATAATTGAACTCCTGCGTTTATAATTGCACCACCCGTTCCCTCACCACCATTGAAAAATAGTGTTTTACAAATTTCACTATCACCTGCTACTCTAAGTAGTCCTTTATTAGCAGTAGTTGCACCAACTATTACACTACCACCTGCTGATGCAAATATTGCCCCACCTTTTGCCGCTAATGATAAATACAATGGGCTTGCGCATCTTGTTCCTAAATTAAGAACCGCATTCATATCGGATGCTTGATAATCAGGTGCATTTGCGCCTGCTGCAAATATTGCATAATCACCTGCTCCACTAAATCTTCCTAAAATTGAATTATCTGAGCTTTTTACAGATATATAAGGTACACATAATTGACAACTGAAAGTAGCTATACCATTACAATTTATACGAAATCTTTCTGTTTCACTACCACCTATTGTACTAGTTCTAAATATAATATTTCCACCTGTGCCTCCACCTGAATAAGTACTAAATAACATTTCATTATTAAATGTATTATATCTAACAGTATACGCATCTCCACCCGTTTCGGTTGTACTTAGTCTCCAATGATATACATCACCATTACTTGGTCGAGTCAATGCATATCCATTATCATTTGTTGATTTTACAGTTAAACTTGTTAGAGGAGTTGATGTCCCAATACCAACATAATTATTTGATTGGCATATAAATAATGCGTTAGTAGATAAAACTTCGTTATATATTTGATAATTTGAGCCACCTGTTCTCATACCAACTGACCATTTAAAACAAGTACCATCCCAATTAGTAGTATCTACATATAATACATTTGCATATACTGTATTTGTACATCTTCCTATAAATACATCCGCCGAACCATTACAACCTACATTTAATCTAACCGTTGCTGTATTACTTTTTGATTGAATATATGAATATGCATCAGTATTTGAAGTAGTTACATTAGAGGAGCATATCTGACAACTAAAACAAACTATACCACTATTTGATATAGTCATTCTCACTGTATCATTTGTAAACATTACAACAGGACTATTGGTAACAGCTCCAATTGATATTTCTCCACCTGATGTTAAAAACCTACCTTTTAATGAACCATCTGATGTAGATGTTGTAAATATCCCTCCGGTAGAAACTCCGCCTCCTACAATATGTAAACTTTTGTATGTTGTAATGTTATCAGGTGATACAGTATTTATACCAACATTTCCATTATTTTCATAAATACAGCTATCATATAAATGGTCACCACCACCTGATTTTGCAATATAGTTACAAGTCAAAGTTGTTTCAGTTCCTAAAGTTGATGCTCGAGGTCCACTCAATATCATACCACCACTATATCCGATTGTAGATGGGTTTGAATAAATCCATCTATTACAAAGAGAATCCCATAACATTGAACCAGTTACACCGGCAGAACTACCACTATCTTGTACTGTCATACCTGCGTATCTCACAGATGGAGTAGCCGTATTTAAACTTACAATATTAGTTCCAATATTCAAAGATGAACCTGTGATATTTTGAATACAAGATGAGCCTTGTACAATCAAATCACTTTGTATATAAACAGTTCCGCTTATAGTTTGATTACCATAAAATATATTTGAACCCGTAGTTGCTAAACTTCCAGTCTTATTTTCTAAATTTGTTAATCTTGTGTTTTGAGTAATATTTAAACTATCAACACTTGCCGAAGTACTTTCCAATGCGTTTAGTCTTGCAGTTGCAGAAGATGTAAAAGTATTAGTAGTGTAATTACTTGCAGTAAATGAATTTAATGGAGAAAGAATACTCACAATTTGTTCACTACCACTAACCAAAGTTGGTACATTTGTTAAGTTTGTATAACTAATAGAACCAGTCAATGCAGATGCTGATACTGCTCCTACAATACTTTGATTACCTATAAATGTATTTGAACCAGTTGTTGTGTAAGCTCCTAAATCATTGAATGTGTCACCATTTAGTGAAAAACTACCTGTAATTATCGGTGCATCTATTCTCATTATTCTCCTATTTTATTTTCTAATTGTTTAACTTTTTCTGATAACTCTTTTACTGCTCCAATCAATAATGTCGTAACTTTAGAATAATCTAATAACAACATTTTTTCTATTCGTTCATTAACTACTACTTCCTTTTCATGCACTAATTCAGGTTGAACTTTTTGAACTTCTTGAGATACTAAACCGATTTGTCTAACTCCCTCACTATTATATTGTTCCACCCAATCATAAGTATAAGCGTTTAATTGTTCTACCTTATCTAACGCTCCTTCGATTACCTCTAAATTCGTTTTTAATCTTACATCCGAAAGCGTTCCGAAGTTTTGTGCATCCACATCTCCGTTTACAACAACAGAACCTGTTATATTCAAACTACCACTCAATCCATATGTACCATTTCCAAATTCAGTAAATGCAGAAGTTGTTCTTGCACCACCTTTTGAAATGATTGCGTTACCAGATGTTGCGATTGCAAATGTTAAAGTTAATGTATTTTCATCCGTTGCTGTAATAGTTTGTGGTAATAACATTTCATCGTTATCATCGTAAACATTTACATTAACATATTTGTAATTTAATCCGTGATTTATTGTCCAAGTTGTTGCAGCTGTTTCTTTAGTATAAAGGAATCTATCAGCTTGTCCAGTCGAAATACCTCCAACCGAAACATGTGCCCATCCACTTTCATTTGAAATAAATCCAACAGTCAATTGATTATTTGAAACTCTAACAATTGAATCAGGTATGATAACATTGCCAGTTGAATCCCAAATTATTACATTTGGATAGTCGTATTCTAAATTATGATTAACAGTCCAAGTAGTTGCTCCTGTACTTTGTACATGAAGATATCTACTATTATCAATATTTGCGTTTTCTAAATTAAGAGTACCCGAAACCACCAATGAGCCACTAATAGTTGCTGTACCATTATATGTACTATCTCCAACTATTGTTAATGCTCCAGAAATAATTTCATTTCCTTCAACTATTAATGCGTTTCCTAATTCAGTATATCCTTCAGCGTATCCATTTGCAAATGAGTTACCTTTTATAGTAAACACACCATTATCTAAAGTAGTAGAACCACTTGTTAATTTAAAAATATTACTACCTTCATGTATGATGTTGAATTCATCATTTGCAACCGATGCAGTCCAAGAACCAGTTGCTATTTGAGAAAGATTTAAACCATCTACTCTACTTGCGGATAATTGACCTGTTGTATTTTGTAGAATAATTTGCGATGAACCACTTACTATATCCGCAGGTAATTGTGCGGAACTACTAATAATTCCACCGGGTTTATTTGCTATATTATCCCAAGTTGTTTGAGTTATAGAACCACTCAATACATATCTTTCATCATATGAAGATGTAAGTTGAGATGAACCACTAACTACACCTGATGGTAATTGTGCTGAACTACTTATTGTACCTGCAGGAATTTCAGTTATTACAGATACACCATTTAATTTTAATTCTCCCGTAACTTCTACGCTACCACTTAATATCTGAACATCGGTTAATTCATCTCCAAATTGGTTTGAACCACTTGCATATACTACTGAAGATGTTTCATATAATGTATGTAAATTTCGTATTGTTAAGTTATCAAATGTAGCACCTTCTAATTGAGTTGAACTACTGATAACTCCAGCTGGCATTTGAGCTGAACTGCTCCAAATACCACTACCTGCCAATATTTGAGAACTACCACTAACAATTCCTCTACCAATAGTTTCATATCTTAAATCATATGAAGATGTGAGTTGAGATGAGCCAGAAATTACTCCATTATTGGATACAATTGTACCAACAAATGATGTTGCCGTTACAGACCCCGTAATAGATGCAGAACCAGTTACTAATAAAGAACCAGTTAGAGATATTATACCATTATTTGCTACATAGATACTACTTCCACTTGTCAAATTCAATGAAGCAGTATTTGTTAAATTTACATTTGCATCATTTATTGCAACTGCACTATTAAAGTTCGTAGTTCCACTTACAAATAAAGATGCAGAAATTGTTTGATTGCCAACAAATATATTTGAACCAGTAGTTGCATATGAACCCGTTTTAGATATCAATGATGCACTAACTGCGTTCAATGGGGATAAAATTCCAATAATTTGCGAAGAGCCCGAAACTACTCCTGTCGGTAATTGTGCTGAAGAAGAAATAATACCGGATGGCAATTGTGAACTTCCACTAATTAATCCTGCCGGTAATTGAGATGAACCCGAAATTATTCCACCAGGTTTATTTGCTATATTATCCCATGTCGTTTGAGTTATACTTCCACTTAAAACATATCTACTATCGTAAGATGATGTAAGTTGAGAACTTCCACTAACAACACCAACTGGTAATTGAGCCGAACCACTCCATACTCCACTTCCACCCAATACTTGCACCGAACTACTTACTAATGTAGGTTTGTTTGCAACATTTGAATAATCAACATAAGATGCGGTTGCTACGGCTGATGCTGAAACTGCCCATGTTGGAGTCCCATCTACAATTTGTAAAGAATATCCTTCATATGATGCGGAAACATATGGTAATGCACTACCAATAGTAGCTACCGCATATCCTTTTCTTGCTGATGAAAATACAATTTCTAATGATGAAGTTGTTAAGGCTTCAATTGTTAAAGGTTGTATTACTTGATGCAATTCATCATAAACAGTAACAACAGGATGCTGTACTCCTAAATCGTGAAAAAATGACCAAGTATTAGCTGCTGATGATTGTGATAATTCTGCAAAATATGAATTATATACACCACCCCCACCTCCTCCACCTCCGGTGATTTGAATAGAAGCAGTTCCATCATTAATAGTAGCGTTAACACCACTACCATTAAAATCAAAATATGATGCAGTACCTTGTAGTACTCCTTGAGTTGCTATATAAATTGCACTAACTCCACCACCACTACCCAAACTACCACTTAATGCATATCTTGCATCGTATGATTCCGTTAATTGAGAAGATGATGAAACGATTCCATCGGGTTTACCACCAATATTTTCCCAAGTAGTTTGTGTTATAGAACCACTTACAATATAGTGAGAATCTAATGATGAAGTTAATTGCGATGGAGATGAATTTCTCCACTTATTTATATTAGAATCATATATTAATAATTCTCCATTTGTAGGACTTACAATATATGTATCTAATAAATCTTGCAATCTTGCTGCAGAAACTGCCCCACCACCACCACTACCACCAACATTTCTAAAAATACCAGATGGTAAAATTGTATATGTAGATGCATCATCCCAATTAGCATCCTTTCTTAATGCAATTGTACCTAATTGTATTGCATTTTGTTTAGTATTTTCAACTTCAGTAAAAGTTTCATACGATAAGTTTGCAATAGCTTCCGTTTCAGATGGGTATTCTGTATTACCATAGTAAACTACAATACCTTTAGTTGCCGAATTAGGATACCAAAATACTCTTTGTAATGTCCAATGATAGTTATTTGGATTATTACCTGTTACGGAAGTTAATGTACCATTATTATTATATTGTACAGGGTCTATTGAAGTATAACCTAATGCATTATTTGTATCTTGTATAAAAACCGAACTACTTTGGTAATATCTAAATATTTTTGATACCGATGTACCAGGGTCAGTAATATAAGATGGATTATTTGGGTCAGTTTGATAATTTCTACCATCCGCCCAAGCCGTACCACTACCAACCGTTAATCCTAATGAGCCAGATGTTTGAATTGGAAACCCCGTTAATTTAAGAGGTCCAAATGCTTTTATAAAATCATAAGTTCTTTGCTTATAACCATAAGCAACATTTGGATATGTTATACTTGCATTGACTGTACTTTGATTCTGATGTAATACTGTACCTAATGTTATTATAGTATTATAATCACCATCATTAAATGCGTTTGTTTGCTGTATAACTTCACCAGTTGAACTAATACCAACAAAAGTTTGTATTGCCGTTGATATATTTGTAATTGGAATATTTGTAATATTATCCCAATTTACATACTTTACAGTAGGATATGGATTATCGTTTAAACTTGCATTTAGGTTTACAACTACTCCACTACCAGAACTAATTGAAAAAACATTTGAGCCTACAACCGCAGTTATTTTACCTCCGTTTAAAAGGCCGGTATATAAATTACCTTCTAGCCATCTTAAACGAGTTGTATTGGCATACCCATTTCCGTTTTGCGAAAAATATAAATCGTTTGTTGAACCACTAACATAAATGTAAGATGCCGATAATTGTGTATCGATGTTAGTAGTAACTGGCATAAATTGAACATACCCTTTGATAGTTTCACTGCCAGAAATATTTAATGAACCTGTTACCGTTACATCACCAATAGTTGATAATGACCCACTATTTGTTGCGTTTGTTGTGAATATTTCTTGAATAGATTCACCATTTGAGCCAGATTTTTCAAAATAAATCTTACCATCGACGGTGTTTATTGCTAATTCCCCTAAATCTAATTGTGCGGTAGTTGGACGGTTTCCTGCTACGGCACTTCTACGCAACTTAATTGTTTGAGCCATATCTATGGTACTATTTTAAACGGTATATACGAAAAAGACTTATATAAGTCTCTTATAAATATAAAGGGATTGAAGTTTCCAACAATCCCTTTTCTAATCTATTATATTTGAAATTCATTAAAAGAATCCACCATCAATTTTAGATGAAAATTCTAATTGTCCGTTATCTTCTCTATATCCTAAAATACCAGTCAGTACATTTGTAGTAGCTGTTGTTGAAACATATCCCAATTCATT